TGAGTTTACTAAAGAAATTATCAATACCTTGTGGAATAACCCTGAAATGTCTTTTGCTGTAACTGATGATAATACTTCACGGTTAGACAACGCTAACAGACACTTTGGACAAAGAAGCTTCTCAATCTATCGTTGGGATGTTTACCCTACTTGTGGGTTCATAGAAGAACCTGTAGTAGACGTTATTCTTGTGTCTAAAGACTGTTATGACGCAGTAAAGAAAAGACCTAACCCTTATAATGTTAAACTAATCCTACTGGAAGAAATCTAATGACTGTTTCAACTACAGAAACCTTTATCCCTTATAATCAGTTCAAAGACTACATGCTTGTAACCTTTCTTGAGCTTAAGAAAACAGAACATGGTATGTTTAGTGATATCATGGTTGTTGAGTATCAAGGTAAAGACTATGAGCTTCTTTGGGATGAGCACTATTCTTACTATGTAGGTAAGATTGCTGGAGTAGAAGGGTTTATCCCGTGACAAAGAGAATACTAAAATACTTCTCTAAGATTCTAGTGGCTCTATCTGTATTACTTAACGTACTACTAGGTGGAGACAACAATCAAACTTTTAGTGCTAGGAATTGGCAGTGGAAGAAAAACAATAAACCTAATCTTGTGTGGTTAATAGACTGGTTCTTAGGAGACGGTCATTGCCTTGAATGTTGGGTTTACTGGAAAGTTAGAAAGAAGTGGTAAACCACAATAAATCCTGAGCATGATTTAAAAAGGCTCATTTATCTAAGGAAAAATGATGATGATAGTTGATAAAGTAGAAGAAAATGAAGATGGTTCTGCTACTCTTACTCTTGATATAGAACTAGAACAAGCTGAACTTTTAAAAGAGCTGGGGCTAAGACTAGTATTGTATTGTCTAGTTGCTGATAAAACAACTGAAGAAGTTTTTAAGTGGCTTGAAGGTCACATAGAGTAACGTTTAACGGAGATAATCGCCATGAACACCTATGCAGTTATGATTGAGATTGATGAGGGAACTCCTGACTATGTTCGGGAAGGTAATCCTTGGACTATTCATAGTAAGGTTAAAGTCTTTAACAGTAAAGAAGAAGCACAAGAAGAAGCTTCTAAGTGGAACACTGGTAAAGTAGTTCTCTGGAGATAGTTATGAAAAAAGCAGAAGACTTGCGTAAGTCTATGATACAAATAAAAGAAGAAGTTATGAAAGTAAACCAGGATGTTTACTCAGAGATAGAAAGCTTCATAGTGGAGGAGATAGAGCTTGCTGCTCAAACCCTCTCTCTAAGATGCAAGGTTTTTATTAGTGATGATCTAATTGAATCCCTGTCTGAACTCTTAGACTTACCTAAAGGACTTCCTAGTGAAACTAGAGAAAGATTTATTATGATGTTTGTAAAAACCGTAAAAGAAAAACTAGTAGAAGCTGGTTACACTGTTCACCATAACTTCCACGATTTTAGCGGTTACTTACTCGAAATCTCTTGGAAAGAAAAATAATAACACACCACCCTTAGCTCAACTGGATAGAGCAACTGCCTTCTAAGCAGTAGGTTGCAGGTTCGAGTCCTGCAGGGTGGGCCAATAACAGTCTTTTACTGATCCTCTCCTAGAGCATCTCTTGACTTATCCTTTGGGGTAGGTTGAGGGGTGTTCTAGGAGGGGATTATTTTTTTTTTTTCAAAAAGGACACACACATGACACAGAAGAACCCTTACCAACTACGCTATGATGTACTATCAATGGCTAAAGACATGCTAGATAAGACTTATGAAACTAACTTAGAGCTTGCTAAGACTGCTATGGAAGCTTATGCAGAAGATGCTGACCAGGCTCTCAAAGCTTGGGAACGGTATGTACCTAAAATGTACACACCAGAAGAAATCAAGAAGAATGCTGAAACTCTTTATGACTTTGTCTTGAAGGAGAAGTAAATGTACTATTCTGCTAGAAGACTTAGAGCTAAAGTTGTTAGGCTTTTTATACGAAAGCTATTCAAAGGTATACCGAGAGTGCTACCAAAAGTATGGTAGTTTGATACCTGACGTTTAAGAATAAACCTAATATTCTAGGTGAGATTCTTGCTAAGGCTCTGCCAAAGTGATACTTATGCTATCTTGCGATAGTTAACTCTCTACTAACATCTGAAAGAGAGTTGTAAAACCCCCGATGATGTTCGTCTCATGGAGACATTAAATAATCTTCTTAACGGGGGTTATTAAGTATCACTTTGGTATCCTTAGTGTACTAAAAGGATTAACTTAAAAATCTTAATAATATTTGTTATTGTTTTGTTTTTTATGTTAATATTTTTTATAATATTTTCAATATGTTAAGGTTATATTTTATTAATATATTGATTATAATGAATAAAAATTTTAAAGTTTAAAATATCTTGGCATCGCAACATTTATAAACCCTGAAAGGAGGTTAAAATGCCAGACAACAGACACAATAAGACTGGTGGGCGTAAGCCTGGCTCTGGTCGTCCTAAAGGGGCTAAAAATATTAACTCAATGGCTTCTGTGAAAAAGCTTCAAGAGCTTGGCTTCGATCCTATTGAGATGATGGTTGAGAAATATCATTCAATACAAAAACAATTAGATTATTTAGAGTCCATTGGTAAACATACTTCTGGTGCTTATGCTCAAATGACTGCCACACAAGGTACACTAATTAACAACCTTATGGCTTATGGTTACAAGAAGATCCCTGATAAAATTGAACAAGAGGTTACGGAAAAGAAACCTATCAGTATCGTACTTACAGATACTAACAAACAAGAAAATAACAATTAAGGGGAATACCTATGAGTAATAATGAGGAATCTTGGCACCTTTCTAAGAGTGTACCGATTAGCTTTATCTTAGCTATTGTAATGCAGACTATTGCTTTAGTCTGGTATGTTTCTAACTTAGACAGTAATGTTGAAACCAATACTCGTGAGATCGCTCGTCATGAAGTACGTCTAATGCAGCTTGAAGAAACAACTCAAGAACAAGCTATTTTGTTAGGCCGTATTGATGAGAACATTAAATCAATTAGAGATGCCGTTGAGCTTATGATGAAGAGTCGTGCTCCAACTCAGTAGGAGTTACTATGCCTTATAACAAAACTAAGAAAACAACTACTAAGACTACAGCTAAGAAGAAAGCACCCAAAGGATATCACTATATGCCTAACGGTAAGCTTATGAAAGACTCTGCTCACAAAGGTAAGAGGAAAAAGTAATGGCTAAAGGTTTATATGCTAACATTCACGCTAAGCGTAAAAGAATAAAAGCAGGATCAAAAGAACGTATGGCTCGTAAGGGTGAAAAAGGTTATCCTTCTGCTAAACAGTTTAAGACTGCTGCTAAGACAGCTAAAAAGAAAAAGAAATAACATGTCAGAAATTCAGTTACATGAGAAACAGTCAGAAGTCATTAGAGACTTATTTATAGACCAGTCTTGTCGTTATTCTGTAGTGAATGCCTCTCGTGGCTTTGGTAAGTCTTACCTAGCAGCTACAGCGGCTATCATAGCAGTACAAGAGCTTATTGATTTACCCGCTGATGTTCCTAACAAGAACGTAGCCCTTATTGCTCCTACATATAGTCAGGCAGTAGATATTTACTATCCACTAATAGCTTGGCAGTTAGGCATGGAAGACTTTGCTGATAAAGCTTCTAAGGCGGCTGGTCAGTTCTGGTTCCCTAACAACGTACAATTAAAGTTGTGGTCCTATGAAGCTTCACAACGTATGCGGGGTACAGGTCAGTACTTTGTAGTAGCCGATGAGGTTACTTCTTGGAAGGGTGCTGGTATGAACCTCAAGGAATCTTGGGAGTCAATTATTCAGCCCTGTGTTGCTACTCGTTGGTCAAGACAGAACGCTAAAAAGTTTAATGCTAATCCTGGTAGAGCACTTATTATTAGTACTCCCAGTGGTTATGATTATTTTTATGAGATGTATAACCGCCAAGATGCGGATAATGATTGGAAAAGTTATACTTATACCTATAAGGACTCTCCTTTCCTCGATGAGGAAGAGATTGAGAGTGTAAAACTAACACTAGACCCTCTAAAGTTTGCCAGAGAGTATACTGCAAGCTTCGAAGACTCTGGTAACAACGTATTCTATACGTTTAATAGAAAAGAACATATCGACAAAGGTTTGCAACCTTTTGAGGATGGTGAAGACGTACACGTAGCAATTGACTTTAACGTAGGCATTATGGCCTCTGTAGTGTTTGCTATTCGTGGTAATCAAATACATATTCTAGATGAGATGCAAGGCCACCCTGATACTGAGACACTAGCAAGAGCTTTGTCAGAGAAGTACAAGGGGCATCGTATCATCTCTTACCCTGACCCTGCTGGTAAAGCTCGTAAGAGTTCTGCTGCAGTAGGTACTACAGACTTTAGCATACTTCAGTCTAACGGTATTATGACAAGAGCACATAACAAGGCACCGCCCATTATTGACTCTGTAGCCGCTGTTAACAAGAAGTTTAAGAATGCTAACGGTGATATTGATATGTATGTTCATCCTAAGTGTGTTAATACTATTAAGTCTATAGAGCGCACTCAGTGGGTTGAGAGTAATCCTGATAGTGCTACGATTGATAAAAAAGAGGGCGTTGAACACTGGACTGATGCACTACGCTATGCAGTAGAGTATTTGTATCCTATTAGGTCTGGTACAAAAGTAACAACAAGAGGCTTCGGCTTCTAAAAAGGAAAAGAAAATGCCTATCAGAGATAACAAATTAAGTCTAAAGTCTAGACTAAAAAATGCTAAATCACAACTAACTACTTTTGGTAAGTCTTATGAGTTTACAGCAGAGCGTCAAGCAGCGCTTAAGAAAGCTCAAGAGGCTTCAGCAGAGGCTCGCAGACTAGCTTCTAAACCAGTTGGTGGTTCTCAAAATGCTTTGTCTAAAGCACAAGTTATTGCTAACCGTTTTGTTAATCGTGTAACAGGCTCTAACACCTCTGCACTTAAAAAGCGTCAGATGGCAAAACAAAAGATTTCTACTACAGCAAACACTGCAGGTTCTACGGCAAAAGCCTTGACAGGTACTGCTGCAACTATGTATAAGGGTTACAAAGCGCAAGCAACTAAAAAGATTAGTTCTACTGTAGGAAACCTAAGAGGTGCAGCTTCTTACAGTATGAATAGAAATACAGCTAATGCGTACAAGTCTGCAGGGGCTGCGCAAAACATGGCAAGAACTTCTCAATCAGGCCCAGCCTCTGTTCGTAATGATGGTTTTGCTACAGTAGGTCGCAATACTCTAAAAGCTAACTATACCCAAGCAGGACAATCTATGCAAGCTGGTAGAACTATGGCTGCAGCTAAAGGCGCAAACCGTTCTCAAAGCGGCCCTACAGGAACTTCTACAGCTAAGTCTGCTTACACTCAAGGTAATGGTAATACATCAAGATCACAGTTTATTTCTCGTACAGTAAATCGTCTTACTCGTAATGGCACTAAGCCTGAAACAGCTAAGCGTACTGCAGAACAATTGTGGAAACAAAAACAAGTAAATGACCGCAAAAATAAGCGTGTAAAATAATATAATATAGTTTTAAGAAATAGTGCTGATAACAATAACCCTATAATGCCCATCTGAGGATCGGCAGGAGGAAACAATGGCACGAAGCAGAATTAATTCAAGGTCAAAAGACCTAATTGATGATAATGGTTCGGTATTAGTTTCTATAGTTGAAGGTGAACAAATTCATGTGAATATTACCCTTAACTGGATTACAAACCTGGCAGGATATACTCTGACAGCTAAGATCGTGGAAGCTGATAGCTCAAACCTTAATCACTCACAAGACGAACTTCCCACTACTGAGCAAGCTGGTGGTGAAGTAACAACTTTAGATATTATTGATAGTGATCCTACTGATAATAACTTTCAAATTGTTATCCCCGAAAACCTCGTAGACTCATGGGTAACGCAACCTGGGCCAACTACACCAGCGTATGGTTGGATTGGTTTAGAAGTAAGAGACAGCGGAGTAGGTTCTGCACAGCAAATCTGGAAGCCTATGCGTGGACTAGTAGAAGTCCTGTATAGCCCATCGGAGGCTGTGTAATGTCTTATACCACTACTGTTTCTAACAACAATGTAACTATTTCTGTTGCAACAACAGACCATAGTATTTCATTGTCAAGAACAGGTGGACAAGGTACTAAAGGTGACTCTGTAAGCAGAGTTTATTTTGATAATGACAAAAATCTTTTAGTAGAGATTGTAAATGCCGCTGGCACAGTGGTAGAAACAATTAATGCTGGCTCTATGAAAGAGCGCATTGATTTAATTGACTTACTAGATGTAGACTACACGTCTATTGCAGATGGTGACTTTATTATCTATGAGGCAACTACTCAAAAGTTTACAACCCATACCTTTACTACTACCTCTATTACTGACATTGATAATACTAACAAAACAGATGGCGCTTTACTTGTATATAATGGAACAACAAACAAGTACACCGCTACAACAGAAATAGAAAACCCTAATACATCTATTATCGGAGGATTCTTCTAATGGCAACTAAAATTATTTTAAAGAAGTCGAATACAGTTGGTGCAGTACCACTGTCAGCAGACTTAGAGATCGGCGAAGTAGCACTTAACCTTGCTGATCGTAAACTCTTTACAAAAGACAATGGCGGTAATGTCCGTCAAGTAGGCGCACCTTATGTAAGCGGAACAGCCCCTACAGCACCTGTTGAAGGTGACCTGTGGTATGACGCTACTAATGACGCTCTAAACGTTTATGACGGTACTGACTGGCAGTCTGCAGGTTATAAGAACCTGTCAGAGTTAGAAGACGTTACTATTACGTCTATTGCTGCTGGTGAAATCATTAAATGGAACGGTACTCAATTTGTTAACAACACCCTGGCAGAAGCTAACATTCAAGCTGCTTCAAGTACTACTCAAGATGCTCGTGACTCAGTCTCTGCAGTAGATGCTGGTGGTGACGGTTCTTTCTCGTACAACTCAACAACTGGTCAGTTTACTTACACTGGACCAAGCTCTACTGAAGTCCAAGCACACTTTACAGCGGGTACTAACACTACTTACTCAGCTGGTACTTTTGACATTACTGACACAACTATCCGTGGTAAAGTTTCTGTAACAGATAATGGTGGTGATGGCTCTCTAAGTTACGATAATGAAACTGGTGTTATTACTTACACAGGACCAAGTGATACGGAAGTACGTGCGCACCTGTCAGACGGTGCTGGTGTTGCTTATAACAGCACTACAGGTGTAATCTCTCTAGACTTCACTGAGTTTGATACTAGTGATGTTGTAGAAGATCCTTCAGCAACCACTACTTCAGGTACTATGTACTTTACTAACCCTCGTGCTCGTGAGGCTATTAGTGTAGCCGATAACGGTGGTGACGGTTCTCTGTCTTATAACAATACTACAGGTGTTATTTCTTATACTGGCCCTTCAGATACTGAAGTACGTGCTCACTTAAGTGGTGGTACAGGCGTTACTTATAACTCTAGCACTGGCGTAATCGCTATTGGTCAGGCAGTAGAAACAACTTCTGATGTAACCTTCAACGATGTCACTATGACAGGCGAGTTAAAAGGTCCATCAACCTTTACTATTGACCCTGCAGGACATGGTGATAATACAGGTGTTGTTGTTATTGCTGGTGACTTGACAGTACAAGGTACAACAACCACAGTTAACTCTAACGAAGTCTCTATTGGTGACTCTGTTATTGTTCTTAACGCTGATGAGGCGGGTATTCCTTCTCAAAACGGCGGTATTGAGATTGAGCGTGGTACTTCTGCTAACGTACAGTTTGTATGGAATGAAGCAGATGATGCGTGGGATCTTGGTAATGAAACACTTCAAAACGTAGTAATTGACGGTGGTTCTTATTAATTAATTTTAAAGGGGTGGCTCTATAGTCACCTCTTTCCACATAGGAGAATAGCCAAATGGCAACAAAGATTATTTTAAAGAAATCTAGTATTTCTGGCAATATACCTACAGCGGAACAGCTAGATGTAGGTGAAGTAGCAGTCAACTTAGCAGACCAAAAGCTTTATAGTAAAACAGCAGCGGGAGATGTTGTTGAAATCGGCGGCACAGCAGCCTTAACTTCTTTTACTGATATCTCTTACATTGACTTTGATACAACTGCTACAGTTGAATCCTCATTAGGGCGACTAACTTGGAACTCTGATGACCAAACTTTAGACCTTGGTTTAGCAGACGGTGTTGTTAACCAGCTAGGTCAAGAAATCCACATGCGAGTTAAAGCTTCAGAGCTTATTAACAACGGTGATGTGGTGTATGCTTCAGGCGCTGTAGGCAATTCTAGCGCAATTGAAGTAAGTAAGTATATTGCCAATAATACTATTGACGAACTATATGTTGTTGGTGTAGCTACTCAAAACATTGCTCTTGGGGAGTTTGGCTATATTACAACCTTTGGTAAAGTTCGAGGTATTTCTACAGATGGTTCTGTCTTTAGTGAAACTTGGGTAGACGGTACAGTATTGTACGCTTCCCCAACAGCTGCAGGGGGCTTAACTAGTGTACAACCCGTAGCGCCTAATCAAGACATTCCAATTGCTATGGTGCTTACTGCCCATGCAACTAACGGTACAATGTTTGTAAGGTCTTCTTCTCATGGGTATCACTTGGGTGAACTTCATGACGTGCATGTACCTAGCCCTTCTAACAACAATCTTCTTAAGTGGAATGCTACTAATGAACGTTGGGAAGCAGCAACAGTAAACACTACAGAGGTAGCAGAAGGTACAAACCTTTACTATACTACAACAAGGGCTAACTCTGCTATTGACACACGAGTAACAAAGTCTTTTGTTGATGACCTCAATGTTGATGCTGATACGCTTGACGGGCTAGATTCTACAAGCTTTTTGC